GTCTTGATGTAAGTGAGTATACCAGCAATACTAACAGTTGCATTCCTAACATTATGAGTATGCTCCCATACAATAACCTTTACACCTAACCACCTCAGCAATGATATAAACATTTCTACACCTATCCATCAGAGCACATCTGTTTCTTTATATCGTCTACAGCCTCTTTGATATGATCAAGTTTAAGTGAAACCTGAGCAGTACAATTATCTCTACGCTCAATACATGTCTTTTCTGGTACTTTGCCTTTACTCCCAATCATAGATCCAATCGCTCCAGAAACTATACTAATAACTATTCCACCTAAGACTATTTCTGTGTTCATTAGGCATATCTCCAATTAGTGATGGGCTCTTCATACTCGAGTTCTGCAAACTCTGCTTCCACATCATTTTGATCTTCATCTGGAGGATTGAAGTACCGCTCACCCAACTCCATCATCTCAATCACATATGCAAAGGCATCCATGATGTCAAGGAGTTTTGATCGAGGAAACATAAGCAACTGGGCTTCAAGACCTGCGCAGCAGGAATGGTTGTGAAATACATAGCCCTGACGGTAGAAGGGTACTAGGGCCCCAATACGCTTAATCTTACCCTTCGAACCATCTGCAGGTCCACCTCTGGCCTTCAGCCATACTGGCTGGAAAGACGCTTTGGGGCCACGCTTTTGTATCTCATTCTTGATGGGCTGCTTAATGAATTCCTCAAGTCCAGTAACCTCAATCCCAACTGTGTGAGCATTGAGGCGAGTCTTCATTGCAAACATCTCATCATAGATCTCATCAGGAAACATCTTCTTTGATACACAGTCTCGAAAATATATTGCTGGTGTTTCATAGTCTAGACCTACACCAACAATAGCAGTTTCGGCACTTTGTATCTTCACAGTCTTTGCAGGATCAACTATGACAATGTTCTCAAGTTTGGGCTTGATCTTCTTTACAAACTCTTCATCGGTCTCGTTGTAGTAACGAAAGTTTTCCTGCTTAAAGGATGCATCCTCCGCAGAAACTGGCACATTCATGTACTCCATGTAGAAGACATCAAGTGCGCCTTTCTCACGATGGGAGTCGACTTCCTTTAGAAGTTCTTCTGTTGAGATGTACTCGGGCACCAAGCTGTTATAATGAGAATCACAGAGCGACAGTCTTATAGATGCCCAGTCCTTGGATTCGAGTAACATCTGCAGGATTGAGTCTTCGTGCTTTAGGGTGTCGATATAGATAACACGCCAGTCGTCAAGATACCTATTGACGGACTTCATCAAGTCCGAAAGGAACCACTCCTTTAACTTCTTCCTATTATCCTCATTCATGAGCTCATTTTTATCTTCAAGATCATCAACAATGATAAGTTGTGGCCGGTGGTTCTTCCATATAAGACCACGAACCTGCTGACCAGCACCACGAGGCATTACAAGAGTGTTACCAAATGCTACCCAGGACTTTATAGCGAAGGAATCTTCAAATCCATCATCATTGTCGCTTACTTGAATATCACCAAAGATCTTCCGGATTTCAGTGTTGGATTTGAGTTCCCGCTTCATGTTTTCTGTCTGCATCTCAGCAGCAGTGGCACTATTGGAAACGTACGAGATGAAGTTTACATCCCTAAACAAAACTCCCTTCATTCCAAGGGTTCTAGCAATGGTCGTCTTCCCCAGCCCACGAGGAGCGGCAATGGCAATCTTACGCTGGCCACTGTCTATTAGCTGAAATATCTGCTTATGCAAGTCCGAGAATGGTGAGTAGAAACTATCTGGAAATAGTGTCTTTGCACACACCTGGGTGCTTCGGTAGCAATTAGCTAATATCTCCTGCAGGGCTGGATCAGCCATTTATTAGTAGTGTCCTGAAGTTGTTCTTGTATAGAATTACGATATAGTATAGATTTACAAGTCCTAATACTATTGATAGCATTTGGTTACTAGGATATATTACTACTGCCAGCCCTATGAGTATGCACAGTGGAACCTTTGTTATAGTAAGTGTGGGCAGTACTCCAATCTTCCTCATAATCCATCTTAGTAGGCTATTTAACTCCATACCACCCTTGGACAAAATCTTATTGGTAGACCAGAAGTCAAATGCTTGTAAACCAATGAGCATTGCTGCAAGAATATAATTTATCATTATATCTCCTATAATAGTCCATACGTGGGAGCATCTATAAGAAAGATCCTCTGAGTCTCCGCCGCACTCAGGGCCCGGGACATAAGACCGCCGCCACCCTTTGATCCTGCATAATAAAGAAGTGGTACGCTGGAGGCTCCTAAGGTAAATTTGCGGTAAACATCCTTTATGGATGCTGGAGGGCCGCCGCCCCCGAGATTGCTTGAAGCAACTGGCGAACCATTGTTGTAAAAGGTCACGGTTTGGGCTGAGGCGTCATAGGCGACTGCAACCATGTTGAAGGAGGTCTGCACCCCATCTGCATAGATAGCTGAATCAGTGATTTTCCCTGTTGCGGTGGTGCCGTTTGAACTTACAATCGCTTCGAGCTTTCCGGTAGTCTTGAGCTTCAGACTGTAGCCATAATTAGGGGTTGCGTACTCGCCCTTTGCGAAAAGCACCTGGTCTGCGGCAGGCTGTCCATCGGAGGGTTTAAGCCACTCCCAATAAGTGAATGATCCTGTCAGGTTAAAATTCGGGGCAGGATCAGGGGTGGGAGTGCAACCAGCGGCAGGGTAGGAAGCGTCTAGGGCATTGGTTGAGGAATCGTACCAAGCGTCAGAGCGTATCCCTATCGGCTCAAGGGCCAGGGTTGCGCCTTTTTGATCTACGATAACCGCACGAACATAGATTAAATCTCCATCTGCGTTTACTGTATTGTAATTAGTGCCATCTAATACATAGACAGTTAGAGCTCCGTTGAACAATGAATTATCAACATCCACCTCTATCCACACATCCGTCGCACACCCACTTCCAGATTCAGTGTAGCTATACCCCGTTAGCCAGTTCGTACCACGCGAAATTGCAAAACCATCGACTGCTGCGTTAGCCGATGGAATATATATATACAATCTCAGCCGGGCGGTTGAAGCAGTATCGGTAAATCGAGTAGAGGAAACTACTTTGTTTAGGACGTGACTGTTTGCACCACCGCTCAATGTACCTCTGAGGTTGTTGTCCTGCCCTCCAATACCATCAATATTGCCAGCGGCTGTCATACGTATGCCAGTCCACCCATCAACTCCAGCGGAGAAATCGCTTACATAGACGTTGAAGGCTCCCCACTTATCCGAGGGGTCAACCTCGCCGGTGGTGTAGAGGGAGAGGACTTGGGCTGCGGTCAGGGCTCGGTTGTAGACAATATTACCCTTGTCAATCCCAGCAGTTCTGATGGCATCCGTCCCCATTGCGTAGAAGGACACGGCGTTATCTGTAGTCGTCTCGTTCGTGGCTGTCTGAGCCGTTCCCACAATGATTCCGTCACAGTAAAAGGTGACTGTGGTATTCGTAACTCCTGGAGAAGCCGTGACGGTAAACTCATGCTCGGTGTTCCCAGTAATGGCAGGGGCCGCATTTGAGGTATAGGTCGTATCGTTGATCTCAAGTTTCAGATAACCTGTAGTGACAACTGTTGAAAGTCTATATCCGGTCGTGCCGTCATGCTTCTCCATCAGGATGGCAGCGACGATATAGCTGGCAAGATTCCGCTTGCAAGACAGGGTAAATGCTCCCGTCCCTTGATCGAGGTGAACGCTGTCAGCAACCTGAATTCCATTGCTCCCGCTTGCCGCTGCGGTCAGGGTTACACTGGCAAGATCCCGCTGGGTCAGGAAGTCGTCGGTGCCATCGGAGCTTCTTATCCTCCCAGCAACTCCTCCAACCGTGCCTACAATGCTTGGCTGATTAGCCGCAGTAGCTTGCACAAGATCATTCCCATGTCCTGATAAGTCAGGCCACAGAGCTGCTGTTCCATACCCTCTCGCATCATTTTGCTCCCACCAGGCAACAAGAGCAGCATAGGTAGCAGGATTCAGCCCCGGATAACGCTCCTCAAAGGTTTGCCTCATTCGCACTCTCGTACTCATAATTCTTCCCCCACAGGGACAAAGTCGTTAGTGGCCAGCCAAGTTGGGCCATCCTCTACAACAAATAGAGCAATAGCCTCGGTGATATTAGCATTAAGAAAAGCTTCCTCACTTGAGATAGCAGCAGCAAGGTTTGGAACATTCACCCTGTCTCCGTCTAGATTATGGACTTGGTAAGAAACCCCGTCCCTTACATAGACAGGCGTATTCTCATCAATAACGAAGGTGTAGTCCCCCGTAATCGGCCAAGCCTCAGACCTTACCCGCAGACCCTCATAGCTCACCCGATGGTTCATGAACTTGAGCATCTCGGCCTTATAGGCGGCAAAGGCTGCCCAGGTAATTGGAGGCACAGGCTTTGTCATCAACTTCTTGTGGATTATCAATACGCGCATACTATATCCTACTGCACGTCAATAGCGATTGCTACATTCATGCTAGCATTAGGAGCAGATAGTGTCTCTAGTTTAGCATGAATCTCACTAGTCCCATCTGCATCCAGGAGTTGAATGTTGCCAGAAATCTCTGCTATACGTACTACACCTGAATCAACTGCATGAGCGCCAACTAATGTACTCACAGCTAAAGTATCTGAATCTGTCACTGCGGATATACGCACATTTTCTGCAGTCCCACCCATTAGCCGTACCAGATCATACTTAACTAAGCCAGCAGTACTATCAACATCACCACCAGTGCCTGAGGCTGCCCACTCGGCAGTCTTCACCTCAGTATAAGTGAGGTTAAAGAAGAAGTCTGCCATCAACTCATCTTCAGTCATACTGTCACTATTATAAAGGCTGAGGCGGAAGTTGATATTTTGATCAGCACCTGGATCATTACTAATCCATGCTCTAATAGCACGAATTACTGGGTTATTGCTGCCAGCACTGGCAATATTAGCAGTAATGGTTTCAGTAGTGGTAAATCCAGCAAACGATCCTGTAAGAGCAGTGGCAGCCTGGAAAGTACTAATTCGAGTGAAGTGCAGAGTTGCATCATCAATATGAGAGTCTATGGTAGTATGAGTATCACTTCCAATATTGGATAGGGTGGTGTGATCTATTTGTGCCCCATCTCCACCGGCATGGTCATGGCTATTTCCACCAGCAACTCCCTGCGGCCATATCTTAGGATTCATTATTATCTCCCAGGCTCAAAGAATGGTGTTATTTGAAGAACTCCGTGTGCATCAGCTGTTGAACTTATGAACCTAAAACTTTTCAGGCCCGCAGAGTTGTTGATCATAATACTTGCACCAATTCCAAGTACATGACCAAGACCACTAGACACAGGAGTAGTCCCAAAGACAAACTTCACATCATTAGTTTCACAGGTAATAAGTGCAGCAATAGCACGATTGCCATTAGCACTTAACAAACTTGCTGCAGTAAGTGCTTGTGAGGCGTTGGTACTAGTCATAGTGAATGTTGTTCCTGGAACCCCATCCATAGAAAATATATTCTTCATTATTTCTTAGCTCCTACTATTTGTTTAAAGCCATAATAGCCGAAGTAAAATACTACCACTGCTCCAACCATGAAAGCTTGTGATTGCATCATCTCCAAGATGAACTTTGACCAGGTAGGATTAAACCTGTATATTGCACAGGCTGATAAGCCCTCAAATAGGTTAACACCCATTATCATGACTGCTAAGTATCGCCTGGTAATGCTCCTAGCAGAGCTCTCATCCCTTAGGACTTTCTGAGTCTCAATCCAAAGCTCAACAGCCTTAAGTGAGGCATTGCTTTTTTCCTCATCAGTGAAGAATAGTGCATCAATGCCGTTAGCTGCCTGCTTAGCTAAATCCATGCCAGTATCGACTACTTTTGGTGCAGTTGTGAGAAAGCTGAAAAGTCCCATATTATGTCCTTAGTATAAAGTTTTCCAATCTTCGTATAATTGCGTGCTCTACACCGCCTATTTGCTCAGATGTAATTCCAAATCTAGTTGCTGCACACCAGTAATAATCACAAAGTAGAATATGTCCAACTTCATGAATTGCGGCTCTCTCTAATGCCTTCCTATCTAGTTCTCCATCTCCCCAATCTTTATTTAGATAGAATGTAGCACTCTTACTATTAGCATTCATCTTAACTCCGGCTGTGGAGTTACTTAGTGGTTCTCCTTCATCCTCTAGATCCTTATGAATAAGTACTATCTCATAATCACTGAGGCCGAATTGCTTTATATAATATCTTACTTTTTTAGAGAAGTATTCAAAGTCCAGTTTACTTGTAGTTTTACTCACTGACTACCTCTACTTCGATTATTTCGGCACTAATTACTCCAGCATCAAGTGCAGATTGCCTGGCACGATTCTTAATAATCTCAATATCTTCACGAGTAAGAGTAGTACTTATAGCAGCTATCCTCTTTACAGGAGAGTACCCAGCTCGGTCAAGGTGTCGATCAGCATACCTGGCCCGGATGCCTATAGAGGCATTTGCTCCAGGTCCTTCACCCTTGACTATGTCCTCAAGTAGTCTCAAAGCCACTGGTGCAAACTTCTGAATCTGCTGACCAATATCAATAGTATCAGCATCCATTGCTCCACGTAGGATTCCTATATGGTCTACTGCAATCTTGGAGTTTCGGGTGTAGGACACCATTGCTGATGATACACCTAGTGCGTCAGCAATAGATACATTGGTCTCTCCCAGTGCAGCCCGCCTACAAATTTCATGATGAATGTCCCATAGTTTTGCTACCTTGAAGGTCCTCGGCTTGCTAGGTGGGTTAAACCTAAGATCCGGGCCTCTTTCACCATTAAAGTATTTGCTTGCTGTTGTCACCATTACATTAGTCCCAAGCTACGATAGACATTATGCCTTGCTAAATCTTCTGCATTATGTTTTGCATATCCTAAATATAGATGTGCATTATTAACACATCTAGCATTTCCACAGACATGTAGAACCATAAAGTCATCAGGTATATCACCTTTCGTTAGCATCCATGAGAGTCTATGTGCTTGGTACTGATAACCATTTATCCTAGATGTCCCATATCCACGAGTATTGGTACACCCAGTCCAATTCCAACACTCAAGCATTCCTCTCTTGTCTACTTTGCTCCAAAACCGCTCTCGACTTTTTTCTGTAAACATATAATCACCATAACAGGACTATAAGCAAATGTCAAGGAATTTCGTGCCATTTTCACCTTCAGCATGGCTGAAATTCCAAAATGTGGCTCGGCCTTGCACCACTGACATCATTAGGACTCTCGTTACTATTTACTCCTTCTCCTCTATAACCACTGTAGTCACCATTGTGGATAAGCACTATAATGACGTCAGCTACCACAGCCACCATCGGCTGTTATCACCCATAACAGCTCCCAGCGGCTGTGATAGTAATAATTGTGGCTTCTAAGTATGATAATGATGTCAGCTAACCTCGGCCGCTATGTTCGATTGCATTACATAGCACACCAGCCTTTACTTAGTATCACATTAGGTCAATGCCCGTGGCATATGCCACATATAGTAAAACTGGTGAGTAGGGTGGGGAGACCTATGTAAGGGCAAATCAACACATTTTCCCCCATCGAGTTTGTTAGGTCATGAACTGCTGAAAAATGTGCGGATTTGACATTTGAAAATACCTGTGGTATGATATCTCATAATGTGAAATTGCTCCTTGACAATTGAATAGCGCTTAACACGGGGGCTGAAATGCCCTCACAGACGGCAGGAGGACAAGCCATGTTAGACAAGATCAAAAGGGTAATTGCCAGTGGCAAGGTGAAGTACGACGTGACCGTGACATGCAACGGCATGACTCCAGAACAAGCTCAAACGGATGCTATGAATTACTACGTTTGGAAGCTGCAGAGGGTCATTCGTGACGCCTCGGAAACCGAGCAGAAGACCTGGGCGGAGAAGGGTATTGTGGTGCATTACTCCGAGGTCGGAAAAAAGGTCGAGTCGGTCGAGACCACGGTCGATAAGCTCTCGGATGAGCAGGCAATGGCAGCGTACAACCTCATCAAAGCGAGGCTGGGCAAGAAGTAACACGAATACGGAGGGCTGAAATGCCCTCCTCAATAACCACAGGAGGCTATAATGGAGTCGACATTTAGTGCATTTGTCTGGGCGTATATGCTCAAGCATGATGAAAAGGTTTATAGGACTAGTATTCCTGCGCGCTTGGAAATGTATGCAAGGTATCACAACTGGAGTGAGGAGTTTCTACAGGAGATTAAAGACGAGCTAGAAAAGTATATCTGACAGTGGAGGGCTTCGGCCCTCCTTTTTTTTGTGCTTACCATGTCATATATGTTTTACATGGCTCCCATGTATTCAGTGGGAATTATGTTAATTATGTATCACATGGGCAGGGGTGTCCCCTCCCGTATGCCAACCGCAGATAGGGTGGATTTAAGGTTAAATGCTAACATGGTAGTATTAAAAAAAAAATAATTAAAAGAAGAAGAGATACCACTCCTCTATGTAATACGATCGAACATAGGGGAGGGAGTAGGACTGGCCGGCACAAATGGTGGAGGGGGGAGGGGGCCTCATGTGATACATAATTCACATGTTTTACATGGCTTACATGTATCACACTGATAACATTTGTGGCAATAAATACCTTGACTCAGCAAATAAGCACTGATATAATGATATAAATAATCAAGGGAGGGTATTATGCTAGAATCAGTAGATCCAATGGAGCGGCAAAATGATGCTATTATACAAAGTTCATGCGACCGTAGAACACTGGCAACCATTGCTATATGGTTGAGGAAAAATGGTGAGCCTGTTGGTAGTGCCAGTTCTGTGGTACGACTGGGCATAGAAAGGTTGAGGGAGATAATTATTACTCACTTCGGTGCTGAAGATATCGAGACCAGTGATGATGCTACTGACATACTCAAGTTTGTAGGAGCTGGTAAGATCAATCCTGCAGGGAGGAATGTAGCTACATATGTGAAGAAGATGGAGATAGAAAATGCAGTATTCGAGGGGAGTAAAATTGATAGTATCCTATCACCTGCGAGGGATAAGGCTGAAAGAAGAAAAGAACAAGCACGACAAGGGTATATGGAAGCTATCAAGCAGATGGATATGGAAGTGATAAAGAGAGCTATAAATCAGGGGCAGGAGCAAGAACCACGGGAGTATCGCAAGCCTGATAATATGATAGTGGAGACACTTGAAGAGGCCACTGCCAGACGCAAGCATGAGGATGCTGAATTGAAGACTGCAATGTCAGCAGTGCCAACAGATATTATAGAAGAGGAAGACAATGCTGATTGATGATGTAGGTGAAATACTCGTAACCAAGTACGGGAGTGAGCAGGGCTTTGTTAGTGCATACTCCACTAATCCACGAAAGGTATTCAGGACTATTATAGGGCTGATGAAGGTGATACCAGTGGACTTGAAACAGATGCTTAGTGATACTCATAAATCACTTACTACAACTGCACCAGATCAGTATGTTGCCTGAATCGACAACAGTGTAATGTTTTCCCTTGACAAGTGCAGATGCTAATGTTATAATGAAATAAAATTAGACGAATAGGAGGTGCTGAAATGCCAGACTTATTAACATTAGGAATAATGGCAATCTTAGTTGTGGCAGTGGTTAAACTTTGGGACAGCCTCATGAATAAAGGAGGTGGGAGGGATAGATGAAATCTAAGCCACCAACAGTGCTTCGACCACATTGCTCAGTAACTGGCTGCAACCAGCAAGCACTCATGGTGCCTGACTACAGCAAGCCACCAGTACACTACTATGAACCCTCAAAGCGTAGATACACTGAGCCTGATGGAAGTGTCACACCTGGAGGGGATATTACAAGTACAATATCCTACCACAATGTCAAGCATGAAAGTGGGTGCTGCTATTTTCACCTTAAAAGTTCACAGGAATTATTCACTCGAGCATACCCTATGTTCGGTAATCGAACGAAGGAGGAGAAATGAAGCTAAGATTATTAGTAACAAAGGAGTGTGACAGAGACTGTCATGGGTGCTGCAACGACCAGTACAACTTAGATGCTCTCCCAGTAGAAACCGACTTCAGGCCATATGAGGAAATCATAATAACTGGTGGTGAGCCTATGTTAACACCTAATAAGGTACTGGCAGTAGTTCGAGAAATCAGGCGGCAAACTATAGCACTGCCAAAGATCTACATGTATACTGCAAATGCGGACTATCCTGAAAGGATTATAACAATTCTAGAACAAATTCACGGCCTTACATTTGCACTTCATAATAGGTCAGATATAATGCCACTCAACAGACTTACCCAAAAACTCCTGATCAGCCCACTTAGTAGATCATTACGACTATATATCATAGAAAAAGTAGATATTACACATCTTCATTCTCTTACAAATGTGTTATGGCAGACTAAAGTAAAGAAGTGGGAAGCATACTGCCCACTCCCAGATGGTGAAGTCCTGAAACGTATCGAGTGGTGAGTTTTCCCTTGACAAGCACATTGGCTTATGTTATAATAGGTGTATAATGAATAACTCACAAAAAGATCGGTATCACGGCCTTTTCAGTTGGCACGACCAGTCCTTTGAGTTCTGGTGCTGGGCCACTTCAATGGATAAGGCATTTCAACTCATGGTCACGAAGTTGACCAAAATCCTTCGAATCAGCAGGTATGTTGTAGTGTGCAAATACCTGGCTGAGACAAGTGATAATTACTTTATTGAAAGGAGGTAAAGCGTAGTGGGATTCTTTGAAATAGCCTACTGTGCCCTGGGCATCACTGCAGCATTTGTCTTCTTCTTATTCTTCAGGGAAGGGTACTTGCTGGGGAAGGACATCAAACTACTTTACAAGGAAGGAGGTATAGCCAATGGTAAAAACTGGCACAATTAGGATTCCACACTTTCAACATATCAGCCCACGCAAAGGCTCAGGAGAAGTCATATTTATAGCTGAACTTTGTAATATAATTTGCACAGTACATATTATTACTGTGATTGAACAAGAGGCTGATATAGTCGAACACCTAAACAAACATCTTGGGATGGAAGAGGAGTAAATGTTCTGCATCCTACACCAGTACTGCCTAAAGTCAGTTGCTAATGGCCACTGCTCAATCTTTGCGAGTACTGAGCGTGTCCGTAGGCATGGTAAGTGTAATTTTGCAGTACTCCCTGAGAACAAGCCGGCAGGCAAAACTACAGCCAAGAAAGTAAACCCATTAAAGGCATCGAAAAGGAGAAAGTAGCTATGTTAAAAAGCTGCAACAACTGCAGTGACCGAAACTGCACCAGGAAGCAGGCAAGGGAAAGGACTAATGGCTATAATCCCTATTGTCCAGTTTACAAAGCGCCTACCCACCTACGAGTCCGCCTCATAGCAGTTGCCATGTGGGGTGAGTTGATTAAATGGGGTGAGATTAGAAATACCAGCAGGCTACGATTTGTAGGTAGAAGGGAGGCTTAAATGACAACTATCCTCGGTGAGCATGTTTCGTCTTTCAGGCCTGTGAAAATCCACAAGCCTATCCTTCCAAAGGAACGATTTGCTATACGCTACAGGATTCATCCTAAGACTCGCAAAATTACTCCTGAGGAATTACAGGAACTTAAATCCAAGTATGAGGAGGAACTGAATGACCCCACAAAAGCGTAGAAGGGCCGCGGTGAGGGGTATGAACACCCTTGTCCTTAAGATCAAGCCACTCAAACTCAAACTCATTCCAATGGAAAGGGCCTACCTTGATCTTTACCATATGAAGTGGGATGCAGAAAAGGAAATGACTGAAGTTCAAACCATCCCTTTAGGCATGACTAAGAAAAAGCTCGAAGAGGAGCGAAGGTCCTTGAGCGAGCGTGTAGAAACAATGTCAGCGGCTGAGGCAACTGAAATGCTTGCAGCACTGGAAAGGAGGTTAAATGGATGAGGCTCTTACATTTATTAGGTGCACTATTCTTTGTGTTAGTAACTGTTGGATTTTGGGGAACTGTAATATACGTAGCTATCCACTTTATAACAAAATTCTGGTAGATGAATATGATGAAGATGACTGGAGGGAGGTTAGATGATGAATAAGTTTATTCCAGGACCTGAATCAACAGGAATTTTTTATCCTATCCCGCGAAAGTATCCATCGAAGCTTCACAAGAAATTTGTAAAGCTCGAAAAGCAATTCGACAAGGCAGTCAGCAAGCCTGTCCTACAAGCTAGACTCCTCAGAGCCGCTGAGGCAGTCTGGGAGAAAATTAAACCACCAAAAAAGGAGGAGGATGAACTATGATAATGTTTACAGAATCAGATAGGGCAAGAGCAATTTCCCTTCATAGACAAGAATGGAAACTGCTGGCAGGTAATCCATTACTAAAAAAGGATGAGGTATTGGATTTGATGGGCTATAGTCCTGGACACATTTTACACTTCTGCTTCCTTTGCCAGTATTCTTATGACGTGGCAAGGGAGAAAGCGTTAGAGTGTTCTGGAATAGCACGTAAAGATGGGATGTGTGAGTTCTGCCCACTGGAGTGGCCAGGAGGAATATGTGTATTCCTTAAAGGAGGGGGCCTATTTAATGCTTGGCTCGCCTCCGACTCAGTTAAGGAAAGGGCAGCCCTTGCAAAGCAAATCTCAGAACTTCCGGAGAGGGCAGAGGTACCAAAGCCCATCTTTGATGGCATAAATGTAGTCGAGCTTCCTGATAGATTTACAGTTCAGGCTACCAAGGGCGGAAATGCAATACTTGCAGGAAATATCTGTGAGATCTTTAAAGATGGCAGAGGTCTGAGATTAGTAGGCTTTGTCAATGAATTTTTCAAAACAGATTGTCTAGGTGGGCCTATAAAGATCATACAATAACCTACGTCCGGCGATCGAACATAGTGGTGTATTAATGGCAATAAATACATTGACAAGTGGAGGTGCTTTATGCAATAATACAATTATATCACAACATGGCAAGAGGCCAGAATTATTAACACTATAATAAGGAGAGGTAAGCTTATGGCACTAACCGAGATTAAGGCAACTAAGAAGATTGACGGCGTTGACAAGGTGGCAGCGGTAGCGTATGATTTTGGCGCTACACTCCCGGAGGCTGTGGACAAGTTCGGTGATGCGGTGGTCTTTACCAACTTCAAGCGAACAGCTGTGATTACAGCACAGGCGGCCATTAGGCGAATGCTTGAAGGCGGAAAGGGTGAAGAGGAAATCACTGCCTCAATGTCCAGCTGGAAACCAGGTGTGGCTCTTGAGCGCACCATTGATCCTGTCGCTTCACTCGTTGGGAAGTGGGATTCCTACTCTCCAGAAGAGCAGGATGAGATTCTCAAGAAACTCAAGAAGAAATCCAAGAAGTAATCCGCGCCCGTGGAGGAAGAGGGAGGGGCTATTTGGCCCCTCTCTTTTGGTTGCACTAAATGTGGCAAATGTCACAAACTGGTGGGAAGGGAGATAGTTATGAAAACACTGATGGTAAGCTTTGACTGTGGTATTCATTATGAGCCTTTCATGAAGTCAGAATCTATTGACGAATTAATAAAAAGAACTGAGAAGGTGGAAGACCCTCATGAGGATATTTCCTACACAAGGTGGTACATTGAAGATGAGGGTGGTCAGGCTGATAAAAACAATTTATGTCCTATTCATCGAGAGATAAAGGAACTTCTGATCAAATTATCCAGGCTTAATGAGGGAGGATAGTTATGGGTAATACTTTAGAACTCCAAGTTTGGGCTGATGAGAGTTTTGGGGGAGTACGAATTAGCAAAATAGTAGTAGTAAGGACTAACGTTATACAAGTTACTATGGAGGAGGACAAAGGACAGGTATATTTTTACCTGGCAAAAGAAGAGAACCTCATAGACTTCAAAAACAAAGTCCTTTGGGCTTATGAAGAATACTTAAGGAATAAAAGGAGCTCAGGATGAGCAGAAAAGGAATAATGTTGTGCTACCCCTTCGAGGAGAAACGTCTCCTCAAGTGGAAGCCACCATTCTTAGTACAACCAAAACTGGATGGGGTGAGGTGCAGAGCAGTTCCAGATATGAGCAGTCTTGTGTATACTGGAGAATATAAACTACTCTCCTCAGAGGAGAATGAGATAATCTCAGTACCTCACATAAACAGGGCACTGAAGGAACTAGGGGCCTGGCCACGAGAACTCGATGGTGAGCTCTATGTCCATGGTATGTCATTTGAGGATATATTCTCCATTACCAGCAGGGAAGTTAACCTTCACCCAAACTATAGTGAGGTGCAGTATCACCTATTTGACACAGTCAGCTCCAAGGCTCAGATTGACCGCCTATTACCTCTCTACAACACTCACCCAATAATCACAGTTCCTATACATGCTGCAAATAACCTTGAGGGTGTTTTAAAGATCTATGATAACATCTTGGAGGAAGGCTATGAGGGCATAGTTGTAAGGCATATTGATGCTCCTTATATGCGTAAGCGCTCGGTGTACATGATGAAGTTTAAGCCAAAAAAGGATGATTACTACACAATTATAGGATTCAAGGAGGAGGTATCTATCCATGGAGAACCAAAAGGAAGACTTGGTGCAATCACATGCACAGGAAGTAATGGTGAGATCTTTACAGTCGGAAGTGGACTCACTGACGAACTCCGTGAAAAGCTGTGGGATGGTCGCTTACTTTTACAAGGGAAGCTTCTCCATGTCGCTTATCAACACCTCACGCCTGGAAGGGGCGTTCCAAGATTTCCTGTCTTCATTGAAGTCATAGATGTTGAGCCTAAGGAGGTAGGACTGAAGCTGTGAAAAACTTGAATAAACAGTATAAACCAAACGATAAAGCAATAACTGCAGTCTCCGCAGCCTGTAGTGGTGGGGCCACTCTTCAAGAAATTGAATCAAGAACAGGATATAAAAAGTCTACCATTTATAGAGTTCTCAGTGCTTTAGACGATAGTGGAGAAATCTCAAGGGAACCACTTGAGGATGGCTCAGTGGAGTACTACTTCATTGGTGACGCTACGGAATTAGTTGAACTTCCAGCATCTATAAGAAAGGAAAAGTCTACTGGGATTCGCCTAACCGGCCACGAGTCCATGGTGCATAGACTCTTACGCGCAAGGAACATGACTGTAGGTGAACTTTCCCGAACCATCAACAAGCCTATGGGAGTGAGTAAGGAGTACGTCTATTCAATCCTTCAATCACTCCGAACTAAGGGCTTCTCCGTCTCGGTTGATGAGGCTAGGAAGGAGGCTATACTCGATAAAGATATTGAAGCAAAACCCTTTGCACCACTGGAACTCGAGCCCCTGTACAAACATAAAATCACCATTGGTGCTATCAGTGACACTCACCTTGGATCAAGATTCCAACAACCTACTCTGTTACAAACTGCATACCAAATCTTTGACGAGTGCCAGGTAGACTTTGTCATTCACCTTGGTGATTTGGTAGAGGGCATGAAACTCTACCGTGGCCAGGACCAGGAGATCTTTTTACACTCCGCTGACGAGCAGGCGGATTATACGCTTAATCACTATCCAACGCGCTCTGCGTATAAGACGTACATCATCTCCGGCTCACATGATCTAGTATTCAAAAAGCTAGCCGGCTTCGACATTGTTAAGAACATTTGCTCCCAGCGGAGTGACCTGGTCTACAAAGGTGAGCACGGTGCTCACACCTTTAAGATGAAAAATCTAACCTTTGACATTCTCCATCCTAGTGGTGGTGTCCCATATGCAAAATCCTATAGATTGCAGAAGGTCATTGAAGGAGCATTAGGAGATATAATCTCACGTGTTCGCAGCCATAAAGACCTTTCAATCATACCGCACTTTATGCTTATGGGACATCTTCACATTATGAACTACACTCCACACATAGGCATTGATGGCTTTATGGTGCCCTGTATGCAAACTCAGACACCATACCTAAAGGCCAAGGGACTTATGCCAGAACTTGGAATCCTAATTATCAATGTAGAGTGTGATGATAACTGGAACGTGAACCGCTTGATCCTAGATCATAGGAAGTTTAACTCTTATGCAAAGGAGAATGATTTCTGATGAAATATCCACTAATTGGTGGCAAGAGTGATGGGAAATATAGGATGGCATATTACGACTCAGATCCTATACTTCGTGTGCCATACTATCCCCCACTCCAGCATTGTGTCTATGGTAATGAGGAAATTCCAATGGAGCTTCATATGCCAGTTGAAACTTACCACTGCGAAATTCTACATTCACAGGGTAGATCATTTTTCTTCTTCAGGCATAAAGATTTGTCAGTAGATGACGCAATACAAAAATTGCTTAGTAATTACAGACCCTAGTCGTGAGGGGAGGATTTGCTATGATAAGTGAGGCAAGTATGTGGTGTATAGGAGTATTTGTAGTATTGGCAATTATACTAGGCTATCTACTTACAGGAGCAGCAAAGAAAGTGTACTACACATCCTGTCCCACCTGCCACTACAAATACAGGTGGCACACAAAAGCACGCCAGGGGCTGCGTTGTAAGAAGTGTGGTAATATTTTCTTAAGCAGATACGTGGAAGATTAATTGGAAGATTTGGAAATCTTCTTTTATGCTTGGACAAGGTACATTCTCGTATACTGCACCATTATGGGAGTAATTTGGGGACTTTATGAACTTATAAAAAGGAGGTGATATAACGTGGCTAAGGTCTTTATCGTAAACAAGGGAGCGCATGACCACAGTGATGCTGAGCGCTTCGGAACTCTCGAATACCTCTCCGAAGGCTCAATTAATCGCTACTCAACAAACTCAATGTTTAGAGAGTTCTACCCAAAGCTCCTTGAGTCCGGCCCGGAGGACTACATCCTCCCAACTGGACTCACAATTATGAGCAATATTGCTTGTGCTATATTTGCTTGCTTACACAGGCGATTGAACTTGCTCATTTACAAGGCTTCAAGGACTGGGGGTCCTGGAAGGTATGTACAGAGGAGCATGATCTTTAGACTAGAAGGAAAGGAAGGAGAAAAAGATGATAGTTGAGCAAACAACAAGTGTAAGGATGAGTCCTGGGGAAAAGATAATCTTTTGGTTAAAGGTTTCTGATTGGAGAAGGAAGATTGGACTGGTTAAGTGTCACACATTTCCTGATGCATATGGAGGAACTGCAGTAATCCCTGCAGCCAATGAGATAGAAATATTCATAGAGTCATTAATGACTCAAGCATATAGGGAAGGAGAAGAGGGATGATCAAGGAACTAACCTACCCACTCGAATACAACCAGAATTGGGAAATTGTAGATGCTTCCAAACTAACCGAGTTCATGGAGTGTCCACAAAAGTACTTCTACCGCCATGTACTTGGCTGGAGATCCACCGCTCCTAATAACCACTTAGTTTTTGGCCACGCTTGGCATAAGGCTCAGGAGCATCTCCTACTAAACGGCTACGATTCTGTAGATGAGGCCGTCATGCTTTTCATGGCCGACTACAGGGAGACCTTCAGACCTGAAACTGATGAACTCTTTGGTAATAAGACTCCAACAAAAGCAGATGCTGCCCTGCGTGACTATGCTGCATTCTTTAAGGATGATCTACGGAGGTGGGAAGTCCTCTACACCGAAATAGCTGGCTCAGTTATGATTACTGAGGATCATCTAATGCACTTCCGCATGGACTCAGTCTTGAGGGAAAAGGATACTAACAAAAAATTCTCTCTCGACCACAAGACTGGCTCTAAAAAGGGCAGGACTTGGACTGATAAGTGGCTGCTTTCCACTGCTACCGGCCTATACACCCATGTTCTCTATTGTCTTTATCCTCGTGAAGAAGTAAAGGGTATGCAGTATCGTGGGACATTCTTTTATAAATCTAAACCAGTCGAGTTTGAGGAAGTTCCTTGCTGGAAGTCTCTCAATCAAATGCAGTCCTGGCTGTGGAATACTGTATACTGGTATAATTTGCTGAGGTCAAACTTTGAACTCCTCTCGGAAGCTCGGGATTCAGAAGATGTCCTAATGGCTTTCCCTATGCAGACTGAGTCCTGCACCAAGTACTTCGGTTGCCCATATCATGACTTCTGTACTGCCTGGACTAATCCTCTACAAAGGTGTGAGACTCCACCGATGGGATTTGAGGTAGAGTTCTGGAATCCTACAGATGAAGAGACAACTACTAAAATGGAGGGATTAGCATGAAACATGGCCCTTGGGAGTTGGTAACATTAGGAACCCTTGCAAATCGAGTAGCAGCACTAGAAACTAAAGTGCGTCAACTCGAGTGTCCTCATGAAAAAGTAGAATTTAATCAGGCAATTATAGTACCCTGCTTGTATAGGGTGGTATGTAAGAAGTGTGGAAAACTCATAAAAACTATACCTAGGGACGAAATGCTAAAAATGCAAAAGGATATATTGGGACTTGAGCTAAAAGAAATTAATGAATCTTTGGAAGGGAGATCAACATGACAATATTAAAAATAGGCATTGGTAAAACCTACAACATTGGCAACTATCAATCACTAAGATTAGATGTTGGGATAGAGGCTGAGTTTGACTATGCTGGTGTTTTAATAGATGATCTTGAGTTTGCTGACATCTATAAAAGGACAAAGGAACTTCTATCCAAAATGGAAAAAGATCAAGGAGTGAGCTAATGCCAATAGATGCAAAAGTTGAAGCAGAAAAACTCCGCAACCTATACAACGATGATCCTCGCCAGGACCTTGCGAGCATCCTCATGACTGGTGAAAGTGGGAAGGGTAAAACCTTCTCACTCCGAACTGCTCCCTTTCCAGTCCACATTGACTCCTTCGACCCTCGTGGAACTAAGTCAGTCAGAGACTTAATTGACAAAGGCGATATCATTGCTGACGTTCGGTTTGAGAACGATGATCCTTTCAACCCTCACGCCTTCAAGTTGTGGACAAAGGAATTTGAGGCTAGACGTGTAGGTAAGTACTTCGAGTCTATTGGAACCTACTGCCTTGACTCAGCATCAACCTATACTGAGGCTGTGATGAACTTCATCCAGAAGAATCGCAAAGCTGAGGGCACAGTTCCCTTATGGGAAAAAGACTACCATCCTCAGAAAGTCGAGCTCCGCAAATGGATAAGTAAAATCACGAGCCTTCCATGTCATGTAATAGTTACTGGCCATCTTGAGCCACAAAAGGATAAGGAAGGCAATATTATAGGTCGCCGATTTCTAATGACTGGAAAGGGTGCAATAGTTGTACCACTCTTATTTGACGAGATCTGGGTGCTGGAGAATAAGGAAACATCTAAGGGATTGGACTACTATACTATCCTGCAAAGTACCGGAATGTTCCTTGCCCGATCACGTCTTGCTGGTACAGGCAGTCTGGGTGAAAAGGAGCCTACAAACCTCCGCAACATTTTCAAGAAAGCCGGATTAAACTATGAAGACAAACCTAAACTATTTTAAAAGGAGATGATTTTATGGAAGAGCATACATCAGGAGCAACCTTGAGAATGGGCAGTGATGTTAGTCATCTTTACCAGCCCATAGCACCACCGCCAGGACCACCACAACCAACAGAACGGCTACATCAACTAGTAACAATAGAAAAGGTAACTAATGGCTTCATCATCAGGGTCGGCTGCAAGACATTTGTAGGAACAAATTGGACGGAAGTGGCTGCAGGTCTCGCAATCTACTGGGATGAGCCAGCAAAAGCGGAAAGAATGTACTGTAAAGAAAGGAGGTGAAAATGAGAAGTCTTATATTCTTTATACTTGGGACAATAATTGGATACTGTGCAGCTTTGCTACTAGCACTATAACCATTAACCACTAAACAAAAGGAGAAAAACTATGGCAATGATAGATCCGACCGAGTATGAGCTCGATGAAAGTCAAGAACCTTATGCGGTAAAGGCTGGTGAGGAGTACAAACTCGTCATTGTTGAGGTAAAAGAAGGAACAGATAAAAATGACCTCGATTACTTGATGCCTCGCCTTGAGGTTGTTGGGGAACCTTATGCAAAGGACTTCACCCACTTCCTTCACATTCCTAATAAGAATGAGATGGGAGAGAAGCAACTGAACCGAGTCCGGTTTAACTATACCAGCTTTTGTCAGTGCTTTAGTATAGACAATTCCAGACCTCATGATCCTGTAGATGAGTGG